AGGGATATACCTATGAAGGTATAAAGTTTGTTCCTAAGAACACAGCATCCAGAGTGATCCCTGTATTCCTGTCAATACAAAATCCGTATATATTGACAAAGCAGGACACCGAAGATTTATCTAAAGGAAGAAGTTATCAACAAGCGCAGCGTAATGTCTTTTCAAAGGCAAAAGCTAAAGGACATGACGGCATAGATATGGGTTCTGGTGTATGGGTTGTATTGAATTCACCGACTCAAATCAAATCGGCTACCGGCAACCGTGGCACGTTTGACGAGAATAAACCTGACATTCGGTATTCAATAGCCGCGCCTAAAACAGAGGCGTTTAAACAATTTTTCGCTGACAGTAAAGTGGTTGATAAAGACGGCAACCCTGTTGTCATGTATCACGCTACCAAATACACGGGCGATCAAACCAAAGGTAACTTGTTTAGCAAATTTACCCGGTCTGAAGATGGCAAGTTGGGCGAGGGCGTTTACACAACGTCAATTGAGAAGTATGCGGAGAACTACGTTCCCGATGGAACCGTAATGCCGCTCTGGGTTTCTATGAAGAACCCGCTGTATATTGATTTAAACGCAAAGCTTATCCCCGCCATCAATCGGGATTCTGATGTATCCTATTTGAAAATGGACAGCAAAGGCGCTAATGAAATAAGCAACAAGCTGGACATGGCAATACAGAACATTACCAATGGCAGACGCTTGAAGAACCTGTCTGGCAAAGCTATCCGGCTTGTTTTGAAGAAGGCTGGCTACGACGGTGTGTTGGTGCGGGACAGGGATGGTAACTTCGTTGAGGCAAACGTGTTTGAGCCTACGCAACTTAAGTCTGCCGTGGGCAACGTTGGCACTTACAATCCCAAGAACCCTGACATTCGTTACAGTGTAGCCGCTACTGCTGGCCTTCCTAATGCCAGCAAAATATCACAAAGTCAGAAATGGGAGCGTGGGCGTGACTTCAAACTGGCTATGCAACAGGCGGTTCTTGATTCAGCCCAGCAAGAAGGTATTGATTTACGTGACATTCCGACTCGTGATCGTCAAGGCAATATTGTTAGCAATGGGTCAACAAAAACAAAAGACTATTTGAAAAAAATAGCAATTTCAGATGCGCTTCACGCTTTAAAACAAAACAAAAATGCTATTGGTTGGTACGACTTAAAAACGCGTCAAGCTCTTGCTGTAATGGCGATGATTCACCCAGAGTTAAATACAGACCCAAACGCAAGATTTGCATTTGTCTGGGCGTTGGCTGTTAGTAGTAATGGCCTTGAGGTTAATGACAATTTCAGAATAGCTGAAAACATATATCGGGAATACAAAGAAAACGATGGCGTAATGCCGACTAATGCTGGTATTGGCACAGCAGCAATACCAATCAACAAAAGTTTGATTCTTTTCAATACCCTAAAAGAAGCGTGGGGGATTGATAAGCTTCGCAAGTTCATGTTGAGCAACTTCACTGTTGGTGAAATTACTGCTCTCGGCAAAGACATTACTCCGGGTGGAGAGTTTGCTGATACAGAGGTTCGTGGGGCTGCAATACTTGGGCCGAAGATTGGCAATGGATTTTTCTCAAACTTGTATGGAAAGTTTGATGCGCTAACAATGGATCGTTGGTTGATCCGCACTTGGGGCCGTTGGACAGGAACTTTGTTTGAAGCCAAGGAAAAACAAACCGCAGAAGCAATGGAGCGTTTAAACAAAGCGCTAAATAATGTTGTAAGTGATGAGGTGGAGGCAAAGCGCCTCTCTGAAATTGCTGGCATTCCTTTAAATGCGGATACTCCTCTTGATGCTTTGGCTCAAGCGATTAAAAAATCCAGTGAAAAACCGGCAAAACGCGCACAGTTAAATGAATCGTCTGTTGGTGAAGAGATACGCAAAGCCGGTAACTCGCTGTTTAAATATCTTGACGCACAAAAAGAAGCACCGTCAGGGCCGACAGAGCGAAACTTCATTCGCTCAATCTTCCAAAATGCTTTGGATAACCTTAAAGAAACGCCGGAATACAGAAACCTTACGATGGCGGATCTTCAGGCGGCATTGTGGTATGCCGAAAAACGCCTGTATGAAACAGCCAAAGAAGATGTGATGCTTGATGAAAATGGCATTGAGGCATATGATGAAAAGGATGCTCCAGATTATGCTAATGCCGCTGCAAACGTAGCAAAAAGCAAAGGCATCTCTGAGCGGCGTATTCAAAACGTAATGGACAAGGAGGTTGAAAATGGAAGACGCGCAGCAGCAGCACGACGCGAGGCCGGTAGTGAAGAGCTTGGAGAAGGACAGCTTACAGAAACTGGAGGCTTTACTCGCAAAGAGAGGACTGCTTTCAGAAGAACAGTCGCCGTCCACGACGCACGATCCAGTGGAGTCAATAATGAAGAATCATCCTTCAATTACGAGAGAGAAGGCGGAAAAGATAGTGGAAGGGTACGGGTTCTAAAAAGTCTTGGGATCAAGTTCCTTAATATTTGGAAGGGTGGAAACAAACTTAAAACAATTTATAAACGTAACGGAATTAATCCGGTTAATTTTTACGAACTTGCAAAAGGTCGTGAATTTGCGGAAAAGTTTGCTGAACGTTTAAACATTTTTAAGTATGCAGCCCCGGATAATGGTGCAGCTGTTTTTGTGTATTCGCCTGAAAAATACGCACAAATGCGCCTATTCCTATCTGAGGATGGAAGGTCTGGATTTGCCATTAAATCCGATGGAGATATTGTTTCAGTGTTTTCCTCTAATGGTTCAGGTCACGCCGTTATGGATGCCGCCATTAATGCTGGTGGTGTAAAGATAGAATGCTTTGATACTGCGCTGCCTGAAATTTATGCCGCTCATGGTATGAAAACTGTTGCGCGGGTTAAGTGGGATGAATCCGAAGCTCCAAAGGGTTGGAACAAAAAAGTTATGGCTGATTACAACAACGGCGAACCCGATGTTGTGTTCATGGTTTACGATCCCGAATATTATGGCGAGTATTCAGAAAAAGATGGCACTACGCTGACCGGTAATAATGCTTATGGCAGGGCGGTAGGAATTCAAACTCGTGCCGCAATAACCCCGCCAAAGTTTTCTTCTGCCAAGTATTCCGGCGCTAAGACTACCCCTGCCACACGCATATTTGGCGGCTCACAGATAGCCCCTGTATGGGCCATGCCCAATACAACACCATCTTCGGATAAGATAGATAACCTTCGGTTTCTTTTCCAAGATAGGTTCCTTGACCTTGATAAATTAATACAAGCGGTAAAAGCTACCGGCATCCAGATTTCCGATCAGTTCAACGCTTATCTTAAAGAAACGTTGTTCCACGGCAGGGTGGCTAAACAGTCTTTGGACTTTACGCGGCAAGAGATTGACCCGTTGCTGCAAGACATGAAAGCGCGTGGAGTTTCAATTGGTGATATTGAAAAGTATCTTCACAACCGTCATGCTGAAGAGCGCAATAAATATATCGCTACTATCAACACATCATTCCCCGATGGTGGCTCTGGTATTAAGACTCAAGACGCTCGTAGATATTTAAACGGGCTTTCGCCCACGCAACGTTCTAACTACATTGCTATTGCCGCAAAAATTGATGCAATGATGCAGAAGACAAACGCTCTTCGCGTCAGTTCGGGTCTGGCAGAGCAAAAGCTTGTAGATGCTTGGAACAACACTTACAAGCACTACGTGCCTTTGCAGCGCGACATGAAAAATAGCGACGACGAAACCAACCAGCGTAGTATTGGTCAGGGGTTCTCTGTCTCTGAGCGTATGAAACGCGCAATGGGTTCTACCTATGATGTAGAGAATATTCTTTCGAATATTATGGCAGAGCGTGAACGCATCATTGTTAAGGCAGAAAAAAACAATGTAACGAAGTCTATTTTCGACCTTGCGTTGATGGCTCCCAACTCAGACTTTTGGCTTGCGGTTGATATTGAGAACGGCAAGAACGCTCTCAAAAACTTGACCTCACTACTTAATATGGGGTTAAGCCTTAACGATGCTACCAATATAGCTGCCGAACCAATGTCCCGGGAAATTGACCCGGCGACAGGTCATGTTGTAACGCGTTTAAACCCTACGTTACGTAGGGCAGATAACGTTCTGCATGTGATGATTGACGGCAAGGAAAAGATTTTAATCTTCAACACAAAAAGCAAAGAAGCCAATCGCCTTGTCAGGACTCTTAAAAACTTAGACATGCAAAGCATGGGCTATGTCATGGGGTCTGTCGCTAACATTACCCGTTACTTTGCTTCGGTTAACACCCAATACAACCCGATCTTTGGCGTGATTAACTTCATGCGTGACGTTCAGACTGGATTGTTGAACCTTACAAATACGCCTATCGCAAACAAAAAGAGACAAGTTCTTGCTGATACGTTCCCCGCTTTGCGTGGTATCTGGGATCAAATTAGGAAAGACGCCAAGGGTCAGGTTTCTACGAATTATTGGGGTAAGTTGTATAAAGAGTTTGAAGATGCGGGTGGCCCCACAGGTTATCGTGAGATGTTTACAACCAGCGAAGACCGTGCTGACGCTTTGGCTAAAGAGTTTAAACGTCTTTCAGAAGGTAAGATTAAGGCTGGTGGACGCGCCGTCTTTACCGCGTTGTCCGACTACAACACAGCAATGGAAAATGCTGTGCGGTTGGCTGCTTATGACGCAGCTAAAAAGAGCGGCCTGTCCATACCACAGGCTGCATATCTTGCCAAGAACTTGACCGTTAACTTCAACAAGAAGGGCGATCTCACTCGTGAGATGGGAGCTATATTTGCCTTTTTTAACGCATCCGTCCAAGGCACTGCGCGTATTGCCCAGACGTTGGCTGGCCCTGCCGGTAGGAAGATTATCGGTGGTGGTCTGTTGCTGGGATCAATGCAAGCCATGTTGCTAGCAGCATCTGGGTTTGGTGACGATGAGCCGCCAGACTTTATCAAGGAAAAGAACATCATCATCCCGACCGGCAATGGTAAATACATGACTATCCCCATGCCGCTGGGTTTTAACTTGATTCCCAATACCTCGCGGGTATTGACTGAGATCATGTTGGAAGAAAGGCCAAACCTCCCTAAGAAACTGTCGGGGCTTTTCAGTTCAACATTCTCAGCCCTATCCCCGACCGGTGGTGGCCCTGTAGTTCAGATGTTTACGCCGACGATTGCTGACCCTATCGTAGCCTTGGCGCAAAACAAAGACGCCTTTGGACGCCGTATCTATAAAGAAGACTTTAGCGGTAGTAAACCAACTGCGGGTTACTTGAGAACCAAGGAAACCGCTACGCCGTGGGCCAAGGGCTTGGCTGAGTTCCTGAACTACGCATCAGGCGGAACGCAGTTTAAACAAGGTATTTTCAGCCCAACTCCTGATCAGATTGATTATCTGATCGGTCAAGCTACGGGTGGTGTAGGTCGTGAAGCGTCCAAGTTTGCCCAGACCTTTACAAGTCTTTCGACCGGAGAAGAGCTTCCTTCCTACAAAGTGCCACTGGTCAGCCGTTTCTTTGGGGATACCAAGGAAACCGCAGCCGAAGCCAACAAGTTCTATGAGAACTTAAAGCGTTTAAACGAACACGGGGCAGAGCTTGATGGCTACCGCAAGAACCCGGGTGCCGGGAACGTTGGGGAATATCTGAAAGAAAACCCAGAAGCTCGTTTGGTAACGATGGCTCGTCACACGCAGGAAATACTGTCCAACATCAACAAACAGAAGCGTTTGGCGATACAAAGGGAGCTTCCTAAAGAACGCGTCAAGCAGTTGGAAGAGTTGGCTAGGGTGCAGATGCACCGTTTAAACGAGCGCGTAGAAGCGTTAAGATAAAAAAAGCCCCCGTCAACGTTGGTTGCGGGGGCTAAAAAGGCGTGGCGAGAGGGAGGAATCACCAGCCTTTTAGGGTCATTCTATGCGCCAGACTCTCATACCACCATCTGATTTACGCACAACATACTTTTTCCCACTCAGTTTGTGTTTCCGCAAAAGACCCATGATTGCCGCATAGGTCTTGTTTGGAATCATCACAGACTGATTGGCTTGCATGGTTGAGAACGGGTATTTGCTCTTCCGATTGTATTTCTTTGGAGGAACTGGTACGTCCGTCTCAACCTCATAGCTCTTTGCACTGTTCGTGTAACTCATTTTCGGTTCCATATCTTTTTTCAAACTCCCTCTTAAACGGGTGCCGTGACACGGCTATATCATTATTTATTCCACCACGATGATGAGTAGGGCATAAAGGTATAGTTTCTAAATGAGACTGCCTTTTACCACTCTTCAAGATATGATGAATGTCTGCTGGTGAGTATATACCATTTAAACGGCACACAATGCAACCTATATCAGCTAGGTGTTGTAGCCACTTCTTCTCCTGCTTTGTCATCTTGATATGGCCTATACATCCAAAGAGGACAAGCATAACCGGTGCAGTTGGTCACATCAACACGGCGGTAGCCGACACAGTGTAAACACATGGCTTTTATAGCCGAGCGGGGGGAGGAAGTCCCGTCAAACGCTTTCTTTAGGACTCCCCCATACATTGCCCCTGCCGCCTCTATTTCCTCCGAAATACGCTGGTTTCTCGTCTTCATCAGAAAGGTGGATTATCCACATCCCAATCTTCGTATTCCTTGACCATCAAATCCCATTTTTCCTGTTTCTCTGGGGTTGTGAGTTCGGAACGCGAATTGATCCCTAGAATCCGGTGCAAGGCTTCAACCGCCTGTTCCTCAGACTTTTGGGTGACCTCTCCAATTACTTCCAGCCATTCCCAGAAACGTTTGTTACGGCAGAGAATTCCAGCCGCAGACACTACGCCGTTGGGTTTCTTTCTGGGGTAAGGGGTCTGGTCTTCGTTTAAACGCACCATTACGACCTGATACCTAGCACCAACAAAGTCCCTGAGTATGTCTTCAGGAACCTCGTCTGGGTGCATTAACAGAGTCAGGACGTAGCCGTTCTTGTCCTGTTTCAGGGCAAGTTTGACCGCCTCAAACTGAATGGTTTCCATCAGAAGGGAATATCGTCATCGTCTTTTTTCTTGCCAGCAACAAAAGGTTTCTTGATGCTGACCGATATAAAGCCGTTTCCAGCTTTAGACGTTTTATCCCAAGCTGCCAGATCAAGAACGACCGGCTCTTTCTCTTTGTATCTGGCAATGATGTAGTTCAAAACATCATCAGCGATAAGAATACCGCCAGCGTAATTGGGCGATTTACCCTCCGCTTTGCGTGAGAGAAGAATCCCGCTGTTCGGGTAGGTGAACTTCAAGGGTGCTTGTTGAGCCATTATTGCTTTTCCTTCGCTTGTTGTTTAAACGTTGTTTCAAGAGCTTCATACATCGGGTGACTAAACGCTTTGACGCGGGAAAGTGCAGCTTTGTTGATCTTCCAAAACTCGCGCAGCCCGTCCTTCGTTTCGATAGACGGCAACCACTCGTTCATAAAGTTAACAATCCAATCCACACAAACTGCTTCGTCCTTACCTACCGGAGGAACCGCCTCTGGGTAAACTTTCTTTTCAACCTCTGTCTCAAGGGCGTCCTTGGCAAGCTGCGTCCTCAAATCAACAAGGTCTTGATGCACCCTCGTATCCGGTAGGGTTACCTCAACCTTTGCTTCGCCATCTTCCTTCGGAATATCTTCACCGGCATAGATATACAATCCAATGCCATGCAAAGCAATGGCTTTCGCCAAACAACGTTGCATAGCTACGTTGACTTGGAATGAATCAGGATTGCTAATCGCTTTATTGCGATGATCCATGACCGGAAGCTGCGCGGTGCGGACGCGACCAAAAGCACTGACGGTGCAGAACACCATCATCGTTTCGCCATAAGTCTTAGCTTCTCCATACTCCCAGAAAGCTGCGTCATCACGCCGCAAGAGTTGATCGACTGCCCATGCCCATGACAGGTAGGACAGGTT